GATATCGGATACCCATCATACCTTGCTTTCCAAAAAGACATCTTTACTCACATGGCTGCTTGTGAAGCTGATCCTCGTTGTTTCGGTCAGCTTTATACTAAGTGCCGTCGTTCTGGCTACACTAATGTATGCTCTGCTGTCCTGGTGGACGAAGCTAGTCAAGTTAAAGAGAAGCTTCTTGGCATACAGTCGAAGACTGGTAAAGACTCGCAGGAGAACATATTCATGAAGAAGGTGGTTGCGATCTTTCGTAGCTACCCATTCTTCTTCAAGCCAATCCAGGACGGTACCACAAACCCTCGTATGGAGCTGGCGTTTCGTGAACCATCTAAGCGTATCACGAAAAACAACAAGACTTCTCAGATTGGTGACGCCCTTAACTCGGTTATAAACTGGAAGAACACCACCAATAACGCATATGACGGCGAGAAGCTGCACATGCTGTACCTCGATGAGGCTGGTAAGTGGGAAAAACCCACTGACATCAGGGAGGCCTGGAGGATTGAACGTACTTGCTTGATTGTAGGTAAGAGAGTAGTTGGTAAAGCCCTTGTGGGGAGTACGGTAAACCCTATGAACAAAGGGGGCGAAGAGTATAGAGAATTGTGGGCTGACTCTGACCCCAACGAAAGAAACCAGAACGGAAGAACTAGGTCTGGACTGTACAGAATATTCATTCCAGCCTATGAAGCGCTGGAGGGCTTTTTCGATATTTACGGCAATGCTGTTGTTGAGGACCCCTCCCAAAGCACACACATACAGGGTATAGACGGGGAGGTCGTCGATCAAGGCAGCAAGACCTATCTCAAGAACGAGCGCAGCTCTTTTAAGAATGACCCCTCTGAGCTAAATGAGATTATTAGGCAGTTCCCTTTCACTGAGGACGAAGCGTTTAGAGATAGTATCGAGGGCAGTCTATTTAATATAGGTAAGATCTACCAACAAATAGAGTTTAATGAAGATATGTTTCCTAATCCAGTAGTAAAGGGTAACTTTATATGGAGAAAGAAAGACGAAGAGGTTGTGTTCTCTCCAGATCCAAATGGTAGGTTTAGGGTATCCTGGATGCCACCTGATCATCTAAGAAATCAGAAAAAAGACGAGAGAGGGAAAAAGATAGCCCCTAACGGGCATGTCGGTGTTGGAGGGGTCGATTCGTATGACTTAGACGCTACAGTTGACGGAAGGGGCTCTAAAGGCGCTCTACACATGTACAATAAGTTCAGCATGGATGCCCCTGCTAATATGTTCGTAGTGGAATACGCTTCTCGTCCTGACCTAGCTAGCATCTTTTATGAGGATGTCTTGATGTGTGCTTTCTTTTACGGGTATCCTTTACTTGTAGAGAACAATAAGTACGGTATCGTAAGGTACTTTGAATCAAGAGGTTACGACGGTTACTTAATGGACCGACCTGACTTCCTTAAGACAGGAAACTCCTCGGTGAATGTAAGAACCAAGGGAATACCATCTAACTCACAGGATGTGATACAGTCTCACGCCCAGGCTATCGAGGCATACATACACGATCACGTAGGCATAAAGGCTGAGACTGAGGAGTTTGGTAACATGTACTTCAACCGAACTCTAGAGGATTGGATTGCATATAAGATAGATAAGCGTACTAAGTTTGACTTGACTATTAGTTCTGGTCTAGCGCTTCTAGGTGCTCAGAAAGCAAAGAAAGAAAAGATTGTATCCGACTTCAAAGACAAGAAGTTTTTCAGGACTCACAAGCCAAAAGCTTGGCACTTCTAGTTTTACTATATTTGCATTGAGTTATAAGAACTCTACTCATTGCAGATGCACAGTAACAACAAAAAATCTAGCTTTCCAGACCCACTGGCCTCATCTGAGCAAAAGCAAAGCAAGGCTTATGGTCTTAGCTACGCCAAGGCTGTATATAAGCAGTGGGGTAAGATGGATCAACAGAACTCCATCTTCGGTAACAGGAAGAAGACGTTCGAAAGAAATCGCCGCTACGCTAACGGAACTCAAGATACAGCTATTTATAAGTCTCTTCTTACTTCGTTAGACCCGAATAACGGGGATGGAAGTATGCTCAATATTGATTTTACTCCAGTTCCTATTCTACCTAAGTTCGTTAGGATCGTAGTAAACAAGATCTTATCTTTGTCCCCCTATCCAAATCTGGAGGCTATTGACCCTCTTTCTTCTTCCGAAAAGGACGCAAGTAGAAAAAAGGTAGACATGCTTGTTCAGTCTAAAAGAATTATTTCTAAAATAGAAGAAAAGACAGGGGTTTCTATAGGTATGAGCTCTGAATTAATCCCAGAGTCTTTGGAGGAGTCTGAGATATTTATAGACAACAACATAAAATCTTCTTCCGAGATAGCCGCTCAGCTTGGTACTAATTTGACCTTAGAGTGGAACGACTTTAATGATTCCACTCTACGGAGATGTGTGAATGACCTTGCTATTACAGGAATGGCGGTTGTCAAGCGTTCTAACGACCCTAGCTACGGAATTAAAACCGATTATATTGACCCTATAAATTTTGTTCACAGCTTTACGGAAGATCCAGACTTTGGAGACCTTACGTATGCTGGTCATGTGAGGTATGTTCCCATTCATGAGTTAAAGCGCATGGCTGGAGATCAGTTCACAGAGGATGAGTTTAAAGAGATAGCGGACAAGGCTCAAAAGAAGTACGGTTATGATGCTGGTAAGATGAATCAGTCCTCTTACGACAGAGTAAACAACCAGTCTAACTTTGGTTATGACGAGTATATGGTTGAGGTGCTTGATTTTGAGTTTATGTCAGTTGACTGCGAGTATTTCGAAAATAAGGAAAGCAGATACGGTAACGTGGGTTTTTATTCTAAAGGAGAAAACTACAAAGGACCTCAGAACTCTGTTTTTAACAGAGACGTAGTAAAGCTTGAGTCTGCTTCCGTGTACGGAGGTTGTTACGTTTTGGGCACTGACTTCTTGTTTAATTATAGCAAGAAGACCAATATACCTAAAAACATTCACGACATCTCCAAGACTAATTTATCGTACTCGGTTTGTTCTACTAACATCCTTGATATGATGCCTAAGTCTATGGTTGACAGCTGCATCGGTTTTGCTGATCAGCTTCAGCTCACGCACTTAAAGATTCAGCAAGCGGTATCCAAGGCTAAGCCAGATGGAATCATTATTGATATTGAAGGCTTGGAAAATGTTCAACTAGGAAAAGGCGGAGAGCTACAGCCTCTTGATCTTCATGATATTTACGAGCAAACTGGTGTGTTCTACTACAGAAGCAAGAACCCAGAGGGAGGATTTCAGAACCCACCTATCAGAGAGATTGGAAATAGTATCCGAAACATAAATGAGCTGATTGGACTGTACAATCACTATTTAAAAATGATTCGAGACGCTACTGGAATCAACGAAGTCATGGACGCTTCTTCGCCGAAAGGGGACGCTCTTGTGGGTGTGAGACAGCAAGCTTTGGCTGCTGCTAACAACGCTATATACGACATCACCAACTCTTCTATGATTCTTTATAAGAAGGTTTGTAGTGACGTGGTTAAGTGTCTTCAGGTTATCCATCCAGACTCTGTTCTTTACAGAATATACGAAAACTCTATAGGCAAAGAAAACATGTCTGTTTTGAGTTCTTTTAGAAACCTCTCTATGTACAACTTTGGAGTAAGGGTGATAAAAGAAATGGAAGAGGGTGAGCGCCAGTACTTGGAGCAGAATATTCAAATAGCTTTGTCTCAAAAAGAGATAGATCTAGAGGACGCTATTTCCGTTAGGCAGCTAAAAGATATAAATCAGGCCGAAAGACTTCTTGTTGTTAGACGTAAAAAAAGAATGGCAATGAGTCAGCAGGCCGCAATGCAAAATTCTCAGCAACAAGCTCAGATCCAGCAGCAGTCAGCGCAAGCCACCTCACAAGCAAAGCAGCAAGAGATGCAATTGCAATCTCAGCTTACCGCTCAGGAACTTCAACTCAGGAGCGAGCTTGAAGCGAAACTTGAAGGGGTAAAGCATGAGTTTAATAAAGAGATAGAGATGATAAAGGCTCAGTCCGCAGAGTCTAGATCAAAACAAGATAGAAACCTTAAATCTAACTTGGATTTAGAAAAAGAAGACAGGAAGGACGAGAGAGTGAAGAAACAAGCCGTTGAGCAAAGTAAGTTGCTTTCTCAGCGTCAGGGAGAGAGAAGTGAGCTACCAGAAGAATCAGGAGATATAACATCAGAGATACTACAGTAATGGCAAATACTTTAAACCTAGATAGATCGCAAAGGCTAGACGTCGTTTGCAAGCGTGGTGATACGTTTAAGATGAACCTTGAGTTGAAGGATGACGATGGCACAAACATAGACCTGAATGGTGCTTATAATGGGTCTGATGCAATCACAACCCCTATCTATGCTTTTAAGATGCAGGTTAGGAACGCGGACACTGATGATGGAACGGGACAAGGCGGCGCGGATGGTTATCTTATTGAGTCTTGGGCCGCTATTGACAACAGAGACTCCACTCAATCGGGTGTTTATTTAGACCCAACTAACTTAGCTACTTTTACGATTCCTCACGGAACCATGGAGAACCTACAATCTGGCGTTTACGTTTATGACATCGAGAAGAGACTTTTTAATTCTTTAGGCTCCACTGATTGGAATGACACCACTTCAATAGAATCAGCAATCCCAAACGACGTAGAAACAATTTTATACGGGGTGTTTACAGTAAACGAAGATATCACTCTTTAACACATATCAATGGCTAAGATAAATGTATCGGTCTCTTCGAGTAGCTCGAAGCCTAACGTAACTGTATCTAAAGGCCCAGTTGGTCCTCAGGGTGAACAAGGAGTTCAGGGTGAGTCTGGTCCTTCGGGTCCTGCTGGCGTTGTCCCTAGCTTAGAGTCTATTCCTAATGTCCATATACCTTCATTAGAAAACGGAGGTTATATTGATAACCCATCTGATGGTGGTCACATTCAAAACGCGCTTACTTTTGATCCTCAAAACAACAGGTGGACAACTGTTAATGCAGCGATGGGAAGTGTACCAACATCAGGAAATAAATCTGCGGCACCACCAACGGGCAACTCCTGGACTGACCCAATACTTACTGTAGATTTTAACGAATCTACCTCTGTGGCTTCGACTAAACTTGCCTTAAATAACTCTAATTACATACCCAGTGATGTAAACCTATACGTAAATGGTCCGTCTAGGTTTAACGGGTCTGTACAGATTGCTTCGGGGGGTTCCACAGTTTACACCTTACCCTCTGCTGACGGTACAGCAAACCAAATACTAAAAACAGACGGAAGCGGTGCTGTTTCTTTTACTGGGGATTACCTAACTAAGTCTACTGCCGACGTAATAACCGCTACAAAAAGGTTTAATGTACAGCAGGACTTTGTTGGAGGTGTAAACATAACCAATGGAGCTAGCATTAATGGGTATACTCTTCCTACCTCTGACGGAACGGCTGGTCAATTCTTAAAAACGGACGGGTCTGGAAACATCTCATTTGCTGCGGCTTCTTCTCTTGCACTAGGCACAACATCTACCACCGCACTTGCTGGTGACACAACTACCATTAGCACGACTCAAGCTTCTGAGATTGCCGCCAACACACTTAAGGTTGGAATCACGACTACTCAAGCTTCTGAGATTACTGCTAACACAGCCAAGACAGACACCAATATCTCTAATGCAGATTTAACATTAGATGACAGTAGGACTGTTGATATGAGTGGTAATGATTTTATCATTAATCCTAATGGCGGGGCGTTTGAAATCAACGATTCGAGTGGTTTACCAGGTGCGGCTGAAATAGCAATTGGTCAAGGAAATGTAGAGATCGCTGGAACTCAAGTCTCTATTAACGGTATAGATTATCCAGCGGTTGACGGCTCTGCTGGTCAGTTCCTTAAGACAGATGGTAGCGGCAACTTATCCTTTAGTAATGTCGCTCAATCCATAGATGGTTTAACAGACGTAGACACGACTACCGCAGCCCCAGCAGACGGCCAGGCATTGGTGTGGAATAACACGAACAGCGAGTGGAAGCCAGGAAGCGTGGGTATTGATGGATTAGTTACAACTCTTGATGGTGATGATATTAGGTCGTGGAGACCTGGTTTGGGTGAGTTCGGGGTTGACACTTCCGCTGCGGATGACGGCTCTTTAAATCTTTCTTTAGGTGAAGGCCACCCAAGAGACTTGTATTTTAAACCAGACGGAACTAAATGCTACATCGTCGGAAATGGGGTAGACGACATCCATGAGGTTCCTCTTGCTACAGCTTGGGACCTTCAAAGCGCTACAGTTGCTAATATTGTTGATGTGAACCTGGCTGGTTCATTGTCTGTTGGGGGCGGTGGTCACGAGGGACAACTATGTGGAATTCACATAGCTGATGATGCAAACGACTCATCTACTTACGGAAAAAAATTCTTTATTGTTGGAAGCAACCGCGATGAAATTCAGGAGTACACAGCTACCACAGCCTGGGACGCATCCACTATATCGACAGCGGCAACCGATAAGTTATACATTGGGTCCCAAGACGGGAACCCCTCCGCTTTAAGGTTTACTCCAGACGGTGAAACACTTTACGTTCTCGACGGAGACAACGATGCATCACCAAGATGCAGGGCATGGGAGTTAAGTACTGCATGGGACTTAAGCACTGCTACATACAACTCCTCTAGGGATGTAAACTTCCCTACAATAGATCGAAACGCAAGAGGATTAGATTTTAACTCTGATGGGTCTGTAGTTTATATAACTACAACATCAAACAATATTCATCAGTATAATCTTTCTACAGCCTATGACATAAGTACGCTCTCATACGTCAGGTCTTTAAACACCTCTACGTTTAGAGTGTTCACCCACTACCCATCTAACAACCACACAAACGAAACATACGGTAGTCTGGAGGGTATTTATTTTGCCAAGAGCGACTCTAATAAACACGCTTTTCTTCTATATAACAATGGTGACGAAATAATTAGGTTAGAAAGAACTGGATTGATTCAATCTAACGATACCATCTTTCGGGGTGTTGTTGATGCTGCGGCCCTCAACGTCAGTGGAACATGTTTGCTTGGATCTACTAAATTCTTAGGGGGAGTTGTCATGGGGTCGCCATACATCAACGGCGCCATGAATTGGAATGGCTTTAACTCTGGTCCAATCAAAGGGGCCACCAGCAGCCATGACGCTCTAACATGTGGATCCAATGTAAAGTCTATTGGATTCGCTGATAGCACCAGTCAAAACCCTGACAGTCACAACTTAAACAATACTGTTACAGG